CCCATCCCGATACGGTCACCGTGTCACTCCGTTACGCTATGCGAATAATAGCGTTACTTGCATCGGCTGTTGGAAACTGAATAGTAAAAGTGCCAGAGGTAGACGTTTTATTAGACGAAAAGTCCAACACTGCAACAGCTTTGTTACTGTTTGTGCTATTGTATATCAAAGCACCCATCGCTGTGATGGTGGCTGTGGTAAAACTAAGGTCCGCAAAATCAGTGAAAGCGGTGGTTCCAGATGTCGTGGGAGCCACTTTAGTGAGCGTGCCGCCGCCTGTTGCGTATGTGCCGCTAGAAGCCACCTCACCTGTTGTGGTAAATGCTGTGGTAGCTGCACCCAAAGTTGCTGTGGTGCTTGACTTACCGCCGCTGCTTTCTGCATACAATGCAAGTTTAAAAGCGTTACCGTTTGTTGCGAAATTGTGCGTACCCAACATCAATTCTTGCTTGAATGCGGTACACATTGCTTGTGCTATTGCCATTACAGTCTCCCTATAGCGTCAGCTAGTTGATGTTGACCCGCCTCACGGACCTTCGCGCAAATTGTAGCACGTTCTTCCTTTCTAGCCAACTCTACATAATATTGCACTAAATTTCGGACTCGATCCTTAAAAGCCTCCGCTTGTAAACGTATAGGCTCTGGAGCTTCGTCCGATATATACATTATTTTATTTGCCGCCATGTCAGCTATCTGATCATTGGAAAGTCCCCCATTATCAGACGATACAACGTTTACTGATCCTACTGATGCAACATTTACCTCAAACATTATCATGTCTCCCAAAGATAATCGGATTTGACTCAACTGGTTCAGGAGGCTCTATCTCCGATTGTTTTGTTATTAACAACCCTCCATCTTTCACTGTTTGAACAAGAGGATCGTCTAATCTATGATAACCATACAGTTTTTCATTGTCTGGCACACTGGTATCTAACAAGCTAGATTTACTAGCTATTTCTATCTTTATACCTCTTGAAACAGCAATCGCACACCAGAACTCAACACAGGCTCTGCCTGACTCAGCCATGCTTACGTTTTTGTATGTGTAATCAATTCCGTACAAACATATAGTGCCTGCTTTTGCCCAGATGGCATACGCTACAGCATATGCAACCGTATTGTTGAAATAACAATAACCTAATTCCGTAGCCACTTCTTTAAGAGGAAACAGCTCTAGATGCTTTACACGCTTGTCTAACTGACATGTTATTATGGGTTTTTTGTTTGTTTTTAAAAACTCACGAGCAATACCTGTTTGAGATCCAGCATTCTCAGTGTCAAGAAATCTGGACACTGGATCCATCATGAATGTCTTATCAACGTGAATAATACCGCCAATACAGTTTATTCCCCAGATTTCATCAAATTCATGCGAGGCAACTCGTGCAGCTATATAATCGGAATAGCTACCGCCGAGTCCAACAATGGCAATCTTCATGTTCTTGTTCTTCTAACCAATCCCATTCGATACGCATCAGCATTTTCTCTAGCTTCTCCGTAATCCTTCAAGCGTATCAACGATTCATTAAATCTGTCTCCATACATCTTCATAACGTCTGGCTCACCTTTCATAAAGGTGTAAGCCTCAACTAGACTACCATATAGCATGGCGTTCGGAGCATTTTCACTAAGCCAGGTCTCTGTTGTATCTGCGCTTGTAGACACCACCGTGCCCGTGGCTCCACTCGTGGCACCTGTGACTGTTTCACCTACAGTGAAATCAGTGCTTGGAATTACAACAGTAAACACAGTAGCAGACGTTATCGCAGATATCGTGGTGCTGGCTCCACTCGTGCCACCTGTTATGGTTTCCGAGGCTTGAAAGGTGCCACTTACGCTACTAACAGTGAGAACGAACTGACTAGCTGTCAGACTGGTAGGACGAAAATAATAATGAAGTTCTGCCGTAAATGCCGCATTAGGCGTGGGGGCTAATATAAAATTGTTTACATCATACAACGCATAATATTTAGGAACGCCTGTGGTGGCTATCGTTGAATTATATTCTTGTACAAAGTTAACATCTTTTTGAATGATAAACTCTCTTGCTCCTGAGTTCTCTATAGCCAAACTAAACGAAGCTAAATAATCGTCAGGAACAGCTAAAAACTCATTACTAGCGGTTGTTGTTCCGTTAACGTTTTTACGAAAGAAATCAAGATCTACGCTTTTGAAAATACGTTCTTCTGCGGATGATATAAAATCAGATAGATGAGACACAAAAGTTGTCTCTTGATTTTCTGTATAATCCTTAATCGCAGTTTTTAATGTCGTGTATGTATAACTCATGGTGTATTTGCCTGACCGCCCATACCGCTATGATTCGTACAGTAGTAATACAATGTCGGTGCGCCAGAGGCTACTGTTATTTGAGTGTACGCTCCAGAAGAACCAGGCGTTCCGCTTGATGTCACACCAGTCGTGTACTGAGAACCACCACTGTGCGTTCCACCGGAAGTCGTTGAAAATCTTAGAGGATGACCAGAATTGCTGCTGTCTGACTGATCAAATCTATATGTGCTGCCCTCTGACAGACTAACAGTATCTTGTCTGACTCCGTCGATGTAATATTTATTATAACCAAGATAAGAGGCAACTGTGACAGTGTATGTCGCTGCTATCGAGGATACCGCAGTGCCAGAAGCCGTAACAGTTCCAACAGAACCTGTGCCAGAAACACCTGTAATAGTTTGAGTTGCAGGAGTATGCACATCACCACCAAAGGTAACTTCTCCCACAGAACCCACGGCTGTAGGGATCACTTCGTAAACAAGAGTGTTTAAACTAAAGATAGGAAATACAACGGTCACATTAGTGAGTTCCGATATATCTGGTCTAGGATCTCGTAAAGCCTGTAGATCTGCAACCACTCTTCTCGGTTCTAATTGAGGATGCTTCTCTTCATACTCATCCTCTCCAACGAGCAATCCATTCCATTCTTTTCGCATGTTTCGCAGGCGGTATCGAAAACCAGATCGATCTGATATTCCATATGCATCTTTACCGACTGCAAATCTAGCCATTATACCCTCAGATACTGAATGTCAGGCTGAAGTTTTAAAGAAACCTTGTCCTCATCCTCATCCGCTGCACGCTGAAACTCTTCTTCATACAGCGTTTTTAAAAGCTGTACACGTTCTGGAGCCTTTTTTAATGCAATATAGTAAGCCATACCAGCCGCTGCACATGGCAAGAACCGGAATGGAAGTTCTGTCGTGTTTACTAATGCATCTGCATCTTCTATACGTCTTACATAGTAATATATGAGTTGGTCCGTGCTGTTCTCCGGTGTAGGCCACAACGTGATTTCAGGAGTTATCTGTCTATTAAAGAAATACTGGGACGGTCTACCTTCAGTGGTTTTAGAGGGTTGAGACAAGTAATTACTTCTACTTATTTTACTCATGGTGAAGTCTGTATTACTTCTTCTGATAACCACTTCTAAAAGATCCACAACATCAGCCCCTAATGTAACGGTAGCTTGACCAGCGGTTAATGTGGTTGTAGCTTGACGAACAGTCCAAAGATTAACCCCTCTGTTCGCCCAATCAGCAAACATTAAGTTCATAGAACGCCTAGCTGTTCTCGCATCGTATCCGGTGCGGACTTCAAGTCCGCACCTTTCATACGCTTCTTCAATGATCTCAGCTACGTCAAGATCAAAATCTCTTGAATTTGAGGTTGCCATTTATCTAGCCCTTGTTCTCCCGCCTTTACGCATCTTTTTGACGCTACCGCCACCTTTCATACGCCGCATCTTTTTGATGCTACCGCCGCCTCGCATCTTTTTAAGGCTACCGCCACCCTTCATTTTTTTGATGCTACCGCCACCCTTCAAGCCGATACGCTTTTTCATTTTCTTTTTTGACCCTGCCATTTTAGTCTCCTGTAGTATTCCTGGCGTTGATGATAAGATGAAGAGCCACCGTAATATTCTTCACAAGTATCGTAATAACCCTTCTCTCTGAGCTGATCTGAAGCCTCTTGTAGCTTTGTTAATCTTTGCAAAAAAACAATAGCATATGGCTCCTCATCAGTCATCTCTATTTCATCGTCTAATAAGTCGTTGTCGTCAGACTCAGGATGAAATCCCATAAGAAACATATCTTTAGTGCTATGTTTACCCTTAGATATGCTTTCGTTCATGTTATCCAAAAACTCATAAAATTCATCAAATTCAAAAAAATCGTGATCTACTAAAATAATAACTTCCTTTGAATCATCCCACTCATCAATTGCTTTGTACAGCACCTTCCAGCTTTTTGTTTTCTTAAAAATAAAACCTACTTTGTTGTCTCTCCATGCTTTTTTAGCGTATGGACACACAGGTAAACCGTTATAATTATCACTTGTTTGTTCAAGAACAGAAGCAGACCAGCGTTTTATTTCTTCAATCACTTCTTTTTCGTTCATTTTTTTGTTCTTCTACGAACAGATTTTACACGCCTTGGCTTGCCTGCTGGCTGCCCCAAACGTTTCTTTTGAGCAACACGAGAAGACTTTTCTTTTGAAGACATTTCTTTGGTTGTCTTCGGGGTTTTGGATGATACCCGCTTTGACGGGCGACAATAAGGGACACCACGCTTTTCTCCTTTTTTACGGCCACATTTTTTGCCCGTGCGAACGTCTTTCCAGTCCTCTTTGAACCATCGTTTAAGAGCCAGACCAGATTTTGTCTTTCTAACTGCCATCAGGATTGCTCCACCGCGCCTTTAGTTCTTTTTCTTCGCCTCGGCAATACTTTGCCGCAACCTCTCGCTACCGCCGTGCCCTTGATATTTTTGCCGCGAAATTTCCGCTTCGGTTTGGACGGAGAGTTCATCATTAGAATGTCTTACCTTTGCGTTTAGTAGAGCGATTCTTTCTTTTAGTCTTCTTACTTTTTCCTCCAGTTCCATAATTCGCCGCTCCTACCTTTCGACATTTCGCAATGGCACCTGAAGCATATGCACTTGGAAAAACCTTGTATCGAGCTTTTACTTTTTTATAACAAGCGTCTTTGGGCATTTTAGAACTCCTCTTTGATGGAGGTTTTGAAATTTGTTGTCGCATCGAACTGCGCGAGATTGCCATCGTATGTCCTCCCTGTGAAGTCCTCCCACATAGGTCTAATCATTTGATGAAGTTGATCTATTTTTTCATTATTAGCATCAATCTTCAATGCCATGACCGCTACATTTCTATCTACGGCAATAAGTGTTGTTGAAATCCATGTGAGACCAGTTACACATGCACCTATAAAAGCAACAAAGATCGTTCCAGCTACAAAATTAGCACTTAACATTTCCATCTCCGCCGTGCAGCGCAAATACGTTTTTTGGGTGTTTTGCTACAATTAATATTGTGCATCTTCATCTGGCCTTTTGAACGGCTACAGTATGATGCGCGACGTTTAGCTGCTTTTGACCCCTTCTTTACCTTACCAGTAACAGCGGTCTTTAACTTTGACCCTGGGTTGGCGCGGCGATACGCCGCCACACCAGCCTTGGTCATTCCCGCTCCAGACTTTGTGGAGCGGAAATTTTTCTTGTTACGCTTTGGCATTTTGGCTGGTTTTCTAGCCATTAGCCAAAGAATCCAGTAAGCGAATCCACGTTGGTAAGTGTCACATGACACTCACTATCGAAGATTATACCATGATCTGGAATGGTGATTTGATTATCATCAGATGTGTGAAACACCATCGACAATAGAGTAGCACCGCTACTGCCGTTTTTAAACACCACCGCAGGTGACCCGCTAGAAGCTGTCTTTACATAGAACGCTTTTAAACGAGTTCTACCACCCAGCACTGTTCCGCTAGCTGTAACTGTTTTTGCTGTGATAGAAGCAGCCATTCCGCCCTCCTATTAAGCAAGGTTGTTATTTTGCTGGTACAGAATTGTAAAACGAACAAGACCTGCGTTTGTGGCAGCAGAAGCAGTCACAGTCAAACGAATGTCTGCTGTACCAGTGTCCTGCCAAGCTAATGCAGCGCCAGCCTGAGTTGTTGGGTACTTACGTCCAGCAGATGTGCCGCTTGCAAATGTGTTCAGAATTGTAGCTGCACCGCCTACTGTGTCTCCAACACTAAGATTGGTAGAAGCGTTAGCTGCGGTGATAACGTCAATCACACAGTCAATAATCTGAGAGTTTGCAGGAATAACAACATCAGTGACTTGAGCAGCTAGAGCACCGCCTGATAAGTCTGCTGAAAATGTCTGAGCCATAACAACTTGACCAACGTTAGCAATGTTTGAGCCTAAAGTCGTGCCTGTTGTGTTCTTGATAGTTCCGGCCTTAATAGGACCAGAGAAAGTAGTAGTAGCCATTTAAGTCTCCTGTCGTGGCTAGTGTCAACCGCACCATGCAGTTGTCAGGATGAAAACAGCATACACGAAAAAAAACGAAGCCGCAATTACTACGGCTCCGAGTTAAGGGAGGATTTGATATCTCAACAATGCGTAAGATACAAAAGTATCATAACACAAAAAAGGGCAGCTAAAAAGCCGCCCTTTAACCCAGTATGGAGGACTAGGGTTTATGCACCAGGTGAACCGAATACACAACGAGGATCGGAGAAGCCGAAGCTGTAACGCTCACGAGCCTTGAAGCGCATGTTACCTGTGTCAAAGTCTGCTTCCATCTGTGTTGACAGTGGAACACGCTCAAAGTGGAGGAATCCACGAGGAGCATCTGTCAACAGGAAGAATGCATCCGTATCAGTAAGGAAGTCGTTAACGGCATAACCGTCAGGCAACATACCCATTGAACGAAGTGCATTGACATCATTGTCAGCAGTACCCACACGAAGATTTGAAACCATCAGACGCTCGGCAACAAACTGTAGTTGACGAGGAACAACAAGTTTCATTCCGCGTAGAGCAACCTTCAAACCACGCTCATCAACAAAACCAGCAATGCTAATCAGAGCGTCCTCAAGAGAGGTTTCGTTCAAATCAGCGGCAGTGCTTGGCTCGTTGTTGAATGTGTTACCATTTGTCAATGGGTGAGATGCATCACACAATGCAACTCCGTCACCACCAGCAAACGCACCAGCCGAGAATGCATTGTTTAGAATGCTGGCTGCTTTGACCTGCTTGGTATGTGCCATTGAACGGGCAAGAGCACGAGTGTAGCGGCTTGAAAGACGATCATAAAGATTGTCCTCGACTGCTTCTTCGGTAATGCTAAATGCCAAGGCAATGGTTTCATGGTTGTACCGAGCGGTAAATGCTTCGTTGGCATCATCAAAACTGATGGCAGAACCCTCATCCTTAGTGGGAGCAGCTCCAAAGCCAGAAAGCATTACCTCTTCTTCAAATGCACGATCTGAAGACTCGGTGGTGAAAATTTCGGCGTGCTGGTTTTCATACCTGTCATACTCCATTCCAAATAGAGCATTTAGGCCAGGCTCCAGCTCTTTCGCCAGTTGTGCGCGAGAAATAGCCATAACTGAGCCTCCTTATACGCCAGTCGTAGAAACAGTGCCCTGTGCAATGCTGCCCGTAGGAGCATTGAAGTGGTTGTTTATACGAACGATTAACGGGATACCAGCAACAGTAAAGTCTGAGTTTTCTGGGTCATCAAGGATTCCCATAATACGCAGAGCGTGTGTATTGGTGGTAGCGACAGTATTCAAATCCGCAGTAGCAGAGGAAATACCTGTAGTGGTAGAACCGCTGTTACCAGTTGCCATCTGAATATTAGAGAACACTGCTGTGCGAAGTTCAGCTTCGGTGTCGTTGCTGGCTTGCACATTAGATGTTGCAATAGTAAACAGTTGATCTGGATTATCATACAAAAAGGCTTTAACGGGGAAATTAGCATCCGCGCCAGAGCCAGGCCAGAAGTTAGAACGAACTACTTCTCCAGTGGTAGAACTGACATACTCACATCCGTTGAACACACC